CTTCGGCGTACAGGTTACTGCTTCGGCCGCTTTCAGTATTCGGGTGGGTATTTATGTAAATTGTCATGCCTGTTTGATTTGCAAACTGACGGGCTTTATTCATGAAGTCGTAATTGCCCGAGTATGACATCTCCCTGTGTAAGCCTGTGAATGGGTCAATTAGACCTACATTGGCTCCGCTTTCCTTAAATAGCTCTAAAATCTGCTCAGGCTTGTACATATTTGCGTTGTCAATGAATACAAAATACTGCTCCAAATACCCAACGTCGGCCATGATTTGCGAATGGCTCAATTTATGGAAATGTTTACCCCTGTACATTTGGACCATGTCGCGCAGGATTTGACCTTTGTGGTTTTCACCTGACCAAATACAAAAAGTAAGACCGTGCTTCAATGCCAGCGTAAGGAAGTACCAATTAATCCAATAAGATTTTCCGACGTTGTCATGTCCTAGAATGATATTGAGTTGCTTTGGCTTGAATTTCAAATACTCATCTAATTGGCATCCTATGCCAAGACCTTGCTTTATTTTGCCATCTCTGACATCTAGCAAGTATTGCAGGGAATCACCTTGTTTTAGAAGCATTGGCGTAAGCTCTTAGATGTGCAACAATAGCATCGCTTTCCGTTACGATGGTTCTATTTGAATATTTGTCCAAAGTGGCCGAGCGGCTAAAATATTCAGGGGTGCAATATTCGTAGTTGTTTTCTTTGTGAAAAGTGCTGGCCTTGCAGTTGGTTATTGCTTTTAAAATATCCTCTTGGCTATACCCCTCTTTTAACCTTGCTTTGAATGAGCCTTTTACTTTTTCATTAATGACTTTGAATTGACGGCCTAAAGTGTTGTTGATGTGATTCAACAACAAAGGATAATCTATAAGATTATCTTTCTTTATTTCTTCCCCTTCTTTAGTTGTTGCCCTTTGTGTGCCCTGTTGCCTGCCCTTTTTATCCTCTTCATATTGTAATTTACTCCATTTTATAAGGGTTATAGCCTGCCATTTGTTTGTCGTGTGGCGTGCCACTTCTTTAGACCTTTCTAACTTGTCCATTGCTACCCTTGTTTGCTTGACCGAAAGACCTATTTCTTTAGCAAGGTTTTCCCAGCTGGTAACGTATGTACCCGCTTTTATTGTTTGCCCTTTCCATTCCTTGTCTTTGTAATTTACCGAAACAAGCAAATGAATAAGCAAGCGGGTGGCGTTGTGGTCATCGTACCACTCCCAGTCCTTTAAACTGCGATGTATTTTTACCCAGTTGCTCATTAGAATGGGCTTTGAAATTCATAATAAACAGTCATCATTCCTCTTTGGTCCACTTTAGCTTGAATAAACTTAAAAGTAATTTTTTCAGGGGTAACCAAGTCGACTGCTAATTCAGCATTTTGAGCCATTTGCTCAACCTCAGCCAAGTTTTTAAAAGTCAATCCAAATTCAAAACATTGCTTTAAATTGTAAATAATTAATTTTCGCATAATTTATTTTTTAATGCATAAAAAAGCCCCTGTAAATCCGCGAGGTCCGACTTTCGCTTCAATACAAGGGCTAAATAATATCTTTGAGTTTATAGCGTCGGACCAACTCATGCGCAAATATACTAATCTTCTTCAATACATGACTTTCGAATTGTAGAATTTGCCAATTTTATCAATTTTCTCAATGCTATTTTATGCGCTCCATTTTTTATAGCATAGCGCAGCTTACGTTTTCTATACATGACCCCTAATTAATTCACACGGTTGGCCGTCAACTATCGAAACAATAGCTTCGCGCTCGGTTGGGTTAATAAACACCTGTTTAAATTCAAAATGAAGGTCGCGCTTGCTGTACGAATGCCCATCTTTGCTGCTTTCGATGCCTTCTAAGAGCTCTTTACGTAGTTTGCTTAACGAACTATCCAAGCTGGTTGTGTTGTAGTATTCAAGCGTAATATAAACACGCTTTGTTTTGGGTCCTTTTTGGGTGCTCATAGCTTTTCGATTTCTTTTTTGACTTGTAAATAATGATTTCTTAAGGATATGCAATCCACGACAAATTTGATTCTCTTTAGCGTTTCTAGTTTTTCGTCAAGTGCAATAAGCGCGCAATGCTTGGCCTGTATACTGCATTGTATCTCTTCGGTGTATTCTTGGCAAATAATGTAATACTTTCCAAATAATTTTTTTGCTTCTTTTTCTGCGCTCATGACTTCACTTTTAAAATAAGTACTGTTTGTTTTTTGTCTTTGTATCGAGTGCCGACCACATGGATAAACTCACGATCGTTTTTAGCATTGCGGCTGCGGCTAATGTAGTGCAGTTCGTCGAAATGCTCCAGCGTTAGTCCTTCAATCATGTCCACGCGCTCACCTGCTAAATAGCCGTGTAGCTCGTAGTTGTCAGCTTTGAACCATTTAGGCCCGTAAGTGAATTGAGCGTCAACAATGCGGTAAGGCTCGAGGCGCTCGGCGCGCTTTCTAACGATGTGCTCTAACATGATGCGAGTTTTATGATTAGTAGTGTTGCGAGTAGCAGGATGCTTCCCCAAAAGGTCAGGCGGTGGCGTTCGATTGGTTTCATTGCTTCCCGAATTTATCATTGTAAACGTGCTCCATGTACTTGTCAAACGACGGCTTGAGCTGGTAGCTTTTCTTGTGGTAAACCTGATAATCAATCGCGCTCGCGTCGATTACAGGCGGCGTGTTGGTCGATTGTAGGTAAACAAGAAACGCAAGCCCTAGCGCCATGATTAGGCCGCCTGCGATGGTTTCTTGAGTTGTGGTTAGTTTTGGCATGCTGTGTAAATTAAAGTGATTATTACTGCAATGATTAATGCGCCTGCGCTCCATGCGGCAAGCATTTCTTTGTCGTCTTGTTTGCTCATAGTTCATTGATTACTTGATTTAAACTTCTCAGGTATTGCGTTTTTTGACGCTGCCAATCGCGCACCTCGTCCTTCATGCGCTCGCGAAATAGCAAAGGCAAAGCGTTGATTTTACTTAGCTCGTTGTCGCAAATTTCGACTTGACGAATTAAGTAGCTTGCTGAATCAATGAGCGGCTTCACTCGCTTTACTGACGGCAGTTGCTCCATTCTTTCCTGTGTGTAGATGGATAGCTCTTTGAGCTCGTTCCACATGGTGTTTGCGTTAATCATGTTGTTGGTTTTTAGGGGTTAGATGCGCGTTGTTGAGTCGCGCCCCTCGTTTTATTTTATGCTTTAGCTAAGTGTATTTTGATTGATTGCTTAATTAACCTAGCAACCATATTTTCTAACTGAATAACGGCTTTGATTGAAATTTTATTCGAGTTTGCTACCCATCTTAAAGCAGCTCCATCAATGCCGTTTAGAATTGCTACGCGATTGCCTTTGTGAAATACATCTACTTGGTCAACTAATTCGCTTTTAAATGTTTTGAATTTAAAAGTGTTGTTGTCTGATAAAAGTGTTGTGTTAATTGCTTTCATTTTGTTGTTGTTAAGTGGTTGTTTTTAGCGTTGTTGTGTCCCTTTGACCTCACAAATGTACTATAAATTTTTATAGTTGCAAATATTTATTTAAAAAAAGTGAAAATATTTTTTGTGGTGTGGTTTATTTGACTTGTAGGCAAACAAAAAGCGGACCCAATTAAGAGCCCGCTTTAAGAAAAAAACTACATACAATTGAAAGAATTGCATTGCAAATATAAACAAAAAAAGACACCCTCGTTTGGATGTCTTTTCCTGCTAAAAACAATGCTTATGCAATGAAGCGCGCCTGATGCTTTCACCTACCCGACGCGCTCATATACAACAACGGGTTAAATTTAGTGAAAATTTTAAGGCCTAAAAGTTTTTTTATAATCTTCTAATCGATTAAGCCAGCCTTTTAAGAATTTGGCATTTTTACCTACGCCAATAGCATAAAAAAAGCGCTCTCGTTCTTTGAGTAAAGCGTCAAAAAGTTTTCTAGGCTCAATTGAGTTGGCTGCATTAATTGTTTGATTTCCGATAAGCCCATCAACAATACATTTTACTCCGCAATGGTTGATGGCTATTTGCAAAGACTTAATGGCCTGACTGGAGCCGCTGCCCCAAGCCATGCCGGTAACATAAATTGCAATGCTTTTTGAGTTGTAAGAATCGCCTTTCACACGATCCCAATAACCCACTTTGAAAACATTAAACCAATCTTCATTTGACATAGCCAAAAATCGGGCGTCTGCATTTTTGCCGTAAAAATTAACCCAGGCAGCGTATGTGATGCCTATATTGGTGTGCCATCCCGTTTTGCCATTGTAAGGGGTTGGACATGGGAATTTGCTAGCTGAATCAGCTTTATCTCTAGAAAGGCCGCCTTCCCATTTTTTGGTAAAGGCTACGTATTTTTTGATTATTTCATCCATTTGTTGCTATGTATTTGTGTATTTTGATGCTTATAAACCATGCAAAAAGAATGATTGCAAAGATTGCAAGCCATTTCATGCCATCCGCAAAGCCGTTTTTGTTTTCGCTTTGTGTGCGTTTGGTCTTATGCTTCTCTTTTTGCTTGGTTTGTTTGACCTCTATTTTCTTCGTTTTAAGCGCGTTTTTCAGTTGAGCCTCATACATTGCACGTATTTGCGCTAAACTGTCCGCAAATCGCTTGTTATCGAACCGATAGCGCCATTTTGGGATGTACTCCGTTTGCAGTTGGTAGATTAATGAGTCTTTATAGGTGATAATCGGGTAAGGTTTACCTTCAATTATAAGCGTATCGAGCATAGGCACGCGTAAGGTGTCCACATGGATAGTGTGTGTGTAGCCTTTTTGCACCGCTTTATCATGCAAGCGAGTTGCCGAGCAACCGTAAACAATGAAGCTCCACAGCATAACAAATGCCGCGTAAATAATGAACCAATAAACAGCGGTTCTAACGGGCTTCATTTTAAATCCTCTAGTTGCTCCTTTGAGCGCTTAACAAACTTAATGAACGCAGCCCATACATTCACACCTGTAACGCTGTGATAGCTCTCATTAATAGATTTCACCTCTGTTACTACGCAAAAGAAAGTGAACGCCTTTGTAAGCACTAAATCAATAGCAATGAAATGACCGAGAATATCCGCAACAACATACTTTTCAAGTAGGAAAATAAAGGTAATTGCGCCCGAATAAAGCAAAGATTTACTAATAGTATGCGAAAGCCTGCGAGAACGAATAGATGCCCATCCTGTTTTTTTTACGCTGCGCCAAATACCAAAACAAGTATCTAAAATGATTGAAGCAACTGCAAGCAATACAAGCGGTTTAATTGGGGCTAACACGCTTACAAGTGAAAAGGCTATAAGTGTCAATTTAGTTCTCATTTGGCAAAGATATTACTTCTTGGTTTATAGGATAGCCCGCAAAAGCGTGTTTCGGATTCTTCGGTTCGATGAGATTCACACCAAAGTCGTAGGTATTGTCTGCCATTAGGTCGTAGTGGTATCCGTCTGCGTTCGTGTTTTCGTCCAAAGCAATGATGCCGATTTCAACAACTGCGTGAACTCCTATTCCGTAGCCTTCATCGGTTAGTATTCCTTTTGCGTTGAGGTCTGCGATAGCCTCTGCCTTGTTTGGGTATTTGAGTTTGTAGATGTTCATTGTTACGTTGTTAAGGCGATGCATTGAGTGTCAGTAAGCGGAGTTGGAAAGAGCGCCATTGAGTTGAATTGAATTGCTCTGCTGTTCCCGTCTGCTCGTAAGTTTTCCATATTTGTAGCGGTAAATGACGTTGCAGATACAACCTTAACCCCGTCAACGAATACGTCCGCAGTTGTTCCATTCCATTTTATGGCGATTTTAGATGCGTCTGTTGTAAGTGTAAATAAATTTGTTGATGTTGAAGATATTACTTTAGTTATAGAAAATCTATTTGCTGCTAAATTTCTTAATGTTAAGCCATCTCCTACATTAGATACCGTACCTGTATTTATAAAAATACCTCCAGAAGCATTATCCCTTGGAATAGATAGATTATTCCTTAAATCCACAAACCAAGTACCCCCGCTTGCAGTTATCAGCCCATTGGTGAAGATGTTGCCTCGACTGATTACGTCAGCATTCCGAGTAACTGAAGCAGTTGTAGTCGGGATGTAAGACGTTGCGTATGCGCCCGCTTCGAGTTGTGCGCCCCATAGGAATACGGAGGTAGAGAGGGAGTTGACTTCACTTCTTGGTGATGTTGCGCTTGTGGAAATAAGTAAGGCAAACGGTGTATTGGTAGTTTGAGTTGAGGTAAAAGTCATAGAACAACGAAACCACCCATTTCCAACGCTTGTAATAGATGAAGTTGGAGCAGTTCCAGAAATTGTACCTACAGAGCCAACTATTCCACTATTTAAATCAAAGTTTGCAAACATACCGCCAATACTAGAACTAGCAAAAAGTTGAATAAAATTATTCGTGTTTTTCTTGGCGTATATGGTCAAAGTATATTGTGTTGCACTTATAAAAGACATGTTACTTGATACTACTGAATGACTAGCTGAAATTCCATCAGCAGTTAAAGTATCAGCATCTGTAATACCACTTGGTGAGGTTGTGGCATTTGGAGTTGCAGTTGCATTGTTTTTAATCCAACTCGCACTATCAAAAGACGAACTCTGCAACGCTAAGTTTGTTCTCTGCGGCTCTAATAGAATGTTAGGACATCCACCAAGTGAGTAGTCTAATCTAGGCACATTCAAAGCCACACTTTCTACAAGTCCGCTTGGGTTGATTCGTGTTGCTGTAGTCGCACGCGTTGCCGTGAAATCTCCGTTGCCGTTGGACGGAATGACGGAATACAACTTCGATGCTTTGACCGCGTTAGGCGTTAGTAAAAGGGAAGCGTTATCAAGTAGACTCATTGTATTGCGTTAAGTGCGGTTAATTGTGCTTCAAGACAAGCAGATGCTTCGAAAACTCCGCCGTCAGCCGCTACCCTTGCGGCAAATGTTGACACAATACCTGGAACTGGGTTGCCAAATGACAACCAAAAAGACGGGTTGTATAGGCTGTAAAAATACATTATCCAAGAACTAACGCAACTGAACCACTTGTTAACTGCACGCCTGTGAAATCTTCACCGTCTTGAGGTGCGATTATAGCGCCCGCTTTTACGGCAGTCGCTGGCGTTGCAATATAATTTGCTTTTACGTCTATGTTGTTTGATTTGATGCTTGTAAATACGGTGTTTTCCAAAACAACAATGGACGCAATTGGTCGCGTTACTTCAGTTGTGTTATTTACAATGTAAGTGCCTTTTGCGGCTACTAATCGGAGTTGTGCTGGGGTCATAATTCTCTTTTACTATTGTGCTTTGCTGTTTTCTCAGTTATCAAAGTCGTAATTTGCAAAAGGAATTGCGCACCAATTTTGGTTGTCGAATATGGATAAAGTAAAGGACATTGTCCAACCTGCGATTATGTCGGCTTGGCGCTCTACAAATGGCTCGGTTGCAGGTGAGGTTGCGATTGTTAAATCCTCAAAGCGCTCTTGGCGCAATGTGATGTCAATATCGCGAAGTATTTGCAGGCAGTCGCTGTGTGTTTCGCGCACGCTTCGATTGTCATCGGTTATGTATTTGTCGCAAATGGTGATTGCCGCCGATACGTTGACGCTTTTTTCTGAGATGCTGCCCGGAAGTAAAGTGACAACCATGAGCGGGTAGCTCGCTGGGGTTTCTTGGGCAAATGCTTGGAAAAACTCACCAAAGAAAAAGCCGTTGATTTGCTTATGCTCTACTGCTATTATCTCGAGCTGCTTTGCTAGTTGGTTTATTGTCATTTCCATGCAGGTACTTCTTTAATTTTTCAATGTTAAGCGGCGAGGCTTTAAATGGCTTTAATGCCAATTGGTGCGGTAGCTCGTCTTCTCTTGCTTTACGTTCTCGTCCTTGCATTCGCAGTTTGTGTACAATGGGAATTTAACGCCGTTGTCATCTTTTAGGTAGCCGATAAGGCGCTCTTTGTAAAAGTAGGCATCTTTTCGTAATCGGTCGCGCAGCGGGTTGCGCTCTGTGTCCGACATGGCGTTAAAGTTCGCGTCTTGCAAAGTGCCTGTGCCGCGATTCATTACACGATCAGTAACCAAATCACACGCGCGATAGTCAACAAATGCGATAAGGCAAGGCAACACGTATTCGTCCATGAGCTCGCGATAGTTCGCGTTCCAATCGTTATCCTCAACACGGCGCAATAGCTCTTTGTAAAGGCACGTATTAAGTGCAGGTTGTACGTTGATGTCCTGTGCTCGCGTGATTGCAATGCTGATTAGCTTTGTGTCTACATTTTGGTGAACAATGCCACGTCTTTTGACCTCATCGACTGATACTAAAAACTTCATCTTATTTCTTTGTTACGATTGATTGAAACCAAAGGTGTCGACACCAAGGAGTAGTTACCTGCGTGTCGGGGTTGGTATAAAAACCGCCGCGATATTTCCAGACATCGCGGTCAACACGACTTGAAATGGTGTCGATTTCGTCTCGGGTGTAGGCTTTGTTTAAAGCGATGAGCTGCGTGCAAAATTCACGGCTCCCACTTTTTGCCTCGGGAACGTCTGAGCGCACCTGATAGCTGTATCTTATTTCGAACTCGGGTATTTCGCCCTCTGCTGAGTCAATTAATCGCTCTGCAAGCGCTGAGAGTTCGCCGTTTTTAATCAATCCCCAGTCATTGAGGCGTGCAATGGACAAAGCAACATCTTTAATTGTGCTTCCTGTGGCCTCTGCAATGGCGTTAGAATCCTCTCCATTGTTCAATAAGCTCAAAATTTGCTTGTCAATGTCTTTCATTTCGGCTGAAATCTCTCCAATTGTAGCGAATACCTCATCATGTTTGGTAAATACGTCAGTCGCTAGGCTATCCCATTCAATTGGTAAGCGTGCAAACTCTTCAAAATCCGCGAATGATTCGCCAAATTCCCCGAATACCTCAAGGTCTTCTTTGCTGAATGTATGCGAATGCTTGCAGCTTGAGAAGGTTGCCGCCTCAACACCTACCATTTTCTTAGCTGTGGCCTCATCAATTGATGGGAATGAAGCTATAATAATCTCAGCGGCGCTGTCGGCTGTGATTTCGCCTGTTTTAACCTTGGCAACTACGTCGACAAGCGAGGCGATTTGAGCGCCGTTAAGCGCTGTTTTCGATACGTCTTCAATTGGTGCCGATTCGGTTGTTATGCCTACCGCATCGGCTCCGCTTGGGTTGTTTACCACAACGGTTGGGCCAACTGCCGCCGCATTTGTTGCATCTTCAATCGGTTGAATTTCGACTAGGCTTAACTCCCCAACGTAGCCGCTTAGTTCTGCCATGTAATTGAGCATCCAATTCAAGCGCTCTTGGCGTTGCATTACGTAAGTCTTTTTGAAGACCTCGAATAACTGTGCGCTCTCGGCCGCGTTAAATGAGCCCTGCTGCATTACTCCAAACAAAGTAGGCGATACCACCCCGTGAGCAATTAAAATGTTTTGTAGGCAAGTTTTGCCCGTTTGGTCGTAGCGCTTGTCTAGGTCATTGCCGTTTAGGTTCTGCACCAATGGAGCGCGCTCTTTGCTTTCGGCAAATGTTACAATAATGTCGCCAGCATTATCAACGCCCGCGCTTTTCTCTTTAATTTGCGCAACCGCCTTATTGATTTCCTCTTGCGTTTCAGGCACACCGTCGGTCATGGTGATTAAGGTGCCACTTGAAAAGCTGTTTTGTACAAGTGAGTTGTTATATCGGTTGAGTAGGTAGTCCGTTTCGATTGCATAAATGCCTGAGAAATACGGCGGCTTGGGATAGATGCCAAGCTCTTTTTTGTTTTTCTTGACGGGGTCTTTATAGAACAAGAAAAACGAGCCGCTTTTGTTGTCAGGGTTGTAAATGGGATAGTCGCGATAACCTGTTTTCTCTAGGCTTTGATTTTGTGCATTCCAATCGTTGGATAAATAAACACGATCAATCTTCTCAGAAAAACGGCAGCTATCAATTGGCAAGGCTTCCCACTTTACAACCTTAGTTCCCTCCATGTCCCAAGTGCCTTTGACAATAAAACCACCAAAGCCCTCGTAATCTTCGGTCATTGCATCGGCAACCTCTTCGATTGTGAAGTCGCTATTTGCGTTGTAGAGAAATTCCTGCAAGTTACCCGAAACAATTTCAATGCCGCCGCCTGAGATGTAGCGAATCTTGTTCTTTATGATGCCACCATGCACAGGCGAGCCCTCGCGCAATTCATTAATGAAAAAAGGCCAGTCGTTTTTTTTGCCCCACTTAACAAAGCCACCCTTGTCTTTTTCCTCAGTAGGCTTGGCCATTTGCTTGGCAAAATTGACCTTTTCGATTACGTTCTTAATTGGTTTGCTCTCCATCGTATATGGTGCTGGTTATGTCGTTTTGGTAAATATCGTCGGCTGCCTGTGCTGCTTTTACAATTAGCCTGCCCACCTCTAATAATGTGCTTGTCTGTTGTTCAATCACTCGATAAGTGTAGTCGCCTGTATAAGGAAAGGTAACGTTTACGCCCTCATCAATGATAAACTCATCGTAACGCTCAGGTGAAAGGCTTTCATTGTTAAGTACAACGGGACCAACTTGCTCAGTGCTTTGATGGTGAGTAAACTCAAATACAAAAATCGGATTTGGCTCAGTTGCCAGCTCCGTCGCTGTTACCACTATTTGGTTGGGTTCCCCCTTGTAAACTATCAGCATTTTTCGCGGGTTTTTTCTTGGTTTCGAATACGTCAAAGCCTAGCGCCTTATAGGTCGCCTCTTCACCTTCTTTGATTGTAAACCATTTGTTTACTAGGGGTGATTTCATTTGAATGCCTAAGCACTCTTTTCTAATTTTCGCCATGATTTCAAAGGTATAAAAAAAGGCAAAGCGTAAACCTTGCCTTTTTGATTAGTGAATCAGTTTGATTAAGCTGCTTGAGCCAACAAGGTGGTGTAAAGCGCTGTTGCCATGTCTGGCACTTCGTTGTCCTCCATAGATGTGAACACCAAAGTATGGCCGTTGCGGTCGCTTACCGCTACACCTGTGCCTGCTTCAGATGCTTCACGCATTTGCAAGCCTTGGTCTAAGCCGAGTACAATGATTGAGCCGTTACGCTTTTCAACAACTGCTACAAGCTCATTTTGAGCAAGCAAGTTGATTTCAGCGCGCAACTCTTTAGTGTCGTTATTTAATACGATTGTAAGGGTTTCTTCATAATACAACGCGCCGTTGTCATTAACACGCGGCGGGTAAGTTGCACTTGAAAGGTCGCGCTTCAATTTGTAGAGGTATGTATCACCTGTAACGGTCATCGCAGTAACCTCGTTGCCTACTTTTGTAGGGTTGCCAGAAATTTGGTCTTTGGTGAAGAATAAAACCGATTTGATACCACCTTTTCCGTTAGTACAAATCCTGTCATTCCAACCTGCTGTAAGTCCACAAGACATAATTATTTAAATTTTAAGTGAGTAAATAAAGGGGAGTTGCCTCCCCTTTGAATTTCAATGATTAGGCTGTGTGTAATTTGAAGACGCCGATTTCGTTTGTAAACGGAACCTGTACACCACCGCGCATTTTAGAGCGAATGTAGAGCTTGTCGTCATCTTGTGAATACCACAATTCGTATGATGCCGAATCAGTAGCCAAGTCAGTACCGAATACGAAATGCGAACGCTTACCAACAAAGATTTCAGTTGCGCCTGCAAGACCCGGTGTTTTAACAACGGTCAAGTCAGTACCTGGGATAATTACCTCATTCATTGCAGCGATAGCCGCAGGTGAGTAATGGAAAAAGTTAAGGTCAACCAAGTTTTTCATCAACTTGTCAAAGTTGCCACGTGAAGTAAACGCGATTTTCTCGTCGCTTTCCATGATAGCGTCAGACATGTTTGAGTAACAGCCGTAAAAAATGTCGTAAGCGTTAGAGTTGGTAATTGACGTGATGTCAGAAGGGTTCAAATCAATACAACCATTTGCAACGGTAAGGATTGTTTTGAAGCCATTGAACCATTGAAGGTTGCCTGTACCTGTTGCCGTGTTACCTTGCCAAATCAATTTATCCAATTGAACCGCGTTCAATTTCAATAAATAGTCGGTAATTGCTTGCTCGAAAGGAAGTTCTTTGTCCTCGGCCATTGCGCCCGGTCGGAGTGCTAATTGCGTCCAGAATCCGTCAAGGTCTTTGTTACAAAAGCCTTTTTTGAAACCGATTGCAACGGTTGTGATTTTGCGATCAGAAAAGACCGTGTCGCCTTGGTCAGTCATGTCGCAGTCAGCCGCCTGATAAATTACTTCATCATTGAGCAATTTAATGTCTTGCGAACCTTTAACGCCCTCTTGGGTGCGAATGTAGTTCAATGTTACTGCCTCAGATACTGAGCGTGTAACGAGTTCAGCTTGTTGGTCGTCAACGTAAGCCGTTAAGTCTGATACATCGTAGTCAAACTTGGATTTAATGATGGATTTTAAAGAAGCCATTTTTGTTTGTTTTTGGGGTTTAAAAATTATTTACGTTCTTGTTTTGCGGCATCAAGTAGCCTTTTTTGTTGAGCTGTAAACGTGCTTGCTTCACGTGTGATGCGCTGCGTTTCGCTGCCTTTATCTGACGGCTTACTAGCAAGTGCATTGAAGCGAGTTGTAAGAGTGCTCAACTCCTCTTTAAGCGTTCCGTTTTCAGCGCTCATAAGCTCGACCACGCTTTGCAATTCCTTGGCGGCTGCAAATAGGTTTGAGTTAGTCGCCTTAAGCTCTTCAATGGCCGCGCTCATTTGCTCGTCAGAGCTTTCGGCGGGTGCCGCTGTTGATGCTTCTAGGAACATTTGTACTACTCCGTTAGCATCAACCAAGAAACGACGGCCGTTTGCGTCTTGGTATTCACCTGCGGATAGTGTGTAAACATCGGTTGTTTCGCCGTATGTATAAGAATAGGTAAGTTTTGTGCCAACTTCAATTGTTTCTTGGTCGACATTCATTGACCACATAGACACCTGTGAAATCTCAGCGAAATGCTCAACGGCTTTTTTACTGAATACTTCCGAGCCTTCGGCTGCGTTTTCTTCTTTGCTTTGCGCAACTGCCTCAATGATTTCAATGACAACGCCGTCAGCATCTAGTACAATGCTCATGTTGTCCATTTCTACAAGTACGTGTGTCCCCTCAGGGGCAGGCACTTCGTTTTCGCCATCAACAACAAATACAGGTGTGCCAACCGTAAGGTCGCCTTCCCATTTGAGCAATGTGCCATCCTCTAGGGTGGTCTCAAAAAATTTGCCAATCATTTTGGTGATGGTGGCAAACAGGCTTTTAATCTTTTCGAATTTCTCTTTCATAAAGTTTCTATTTACTTTCTATTTACTTATTGTGCTAAGCTGTTTTACAATTGCTTCTAAGCTGCTGATAAAAGCATCTATTTCGGTTTCATGATTGCTGAATCCATCCGATGTTTTGCCGCTGTCATATAGGGCAAAAACGCCCTCAATTGAGAAGCCTTTGAACTCACCATCTTTGGCACGCTCATAAACATCGGCGTCGGTTATTTTGTAGCTGCAAATGACTGTGCCATCCGTCTCATCTTTGAATCTTTCGGGCGCCGTGAATCCTTTTGCTTCGTCGATAGTGTACAGCATGGTCATGAAAATGCCCTCAACAACCTGCTTGCCGTCGTGCTCAATGTTTACGTTGTTGAAATTGCCGCGACGTGCGTAGTCAAATACAATATCCTTAATCGCTTGCTTTCCAAATTGCACGTAGTATTCTTCTTTGGTCTTTGTGTCGTAGCGATAAATAGGGGTTTCGGCTGCTATCATTACACCCGTGATGCTTTGCTCATCGTCGTTAAACTGATAGTGCTGCTTTGAGCTGAACGTTTCGAACTGCTTTTCGTGTGCAGGCGACTTGACAAGGCTGTTGAATGATACCGTTGTTTCGGGGTCATTTAGGTCGATGCCTATGTCGTAAAGTGGTAGGTCTCTTTTCATACTTATTGTGTTTTGGTGGTGTTATACTAACATTGATTTGTGGTTATTTTAGTTTGGGAATTTTATCCGAACATTGATTTAGCCTCTTGCACAGCTACTTTGTTAGCTACCTCGTTAAAGTCATTAACCTCAAGCACAACAACAGGCGTAACCATTGGCGTTGTTTGCGTGTTGGTTTGCGTGTTGGTTGTTGTGGTTTGCGTATTGGTGCCAACGCTAAAGCTCGACGCGCCTGCTCCGACAC